TGCGGCGGTTACTGCCGGGTGGTGCTGGGCAGGCTGGGCGTCTCCGACGAGGTTGGCCGCCACCGCGGCACCTCCTCCTAGCAGGGTGGCAGCGAGCACGGTAGTGGTGAGCTTGCGGCGCATGTCAGCCTCCTGGGCTGGGGTGTGGGTACGCGGACTCAAGATTCCAGTGCATAAGTAATAAAAGTCAATACCTGCGAGGCATTGACTACGGTCGGTTAGCTCAGTGGCAGAGCGCCGCGTTCACACCGCGGGACAGCCGGGGTTCGAGTCCCTGATCGACCACGTAGTGCAACATGGTGAGTGAAGCTCTTGCTGGATCGGGCGCCTGGTTGTGGGCCAGGTTTTCGCGGGTTCGAGTCCCGTCACTTACCCCAAGGCGGGTTACCCAAGTGGTCAACGGGAGCGGTCTGTAAAACCGTGGGCATTGCCTGCGCTGGTTCGAATCCAGCATCCGCCACCAAGCGCTCGTAGCTCAGTGGAAAGAGCACCGCCCTCCGGAGGCGGGGGTCGGGAGTTCGAGCCTCCCCGAGCGCACCATGGACCTGTAGCTCAGCTGGATAGAGCGCGCCCCTCCTAAGGGTGAGGTCGTGGGTTCGAGTCCCTCCAGGCCCGCTATGGCCGCGTGACCGAGTTGGTTAGGTAGCCGCCTGCAAAGCGGCGCACGCCGGTTCGAATCCGGCCGCGACCTCCAGGTTCATGCTCACGCTGCTGGGTCTTGCGTAACTACGCCTGCTTGTTATCCTGTGGCTGTCGTCCCAGCCGGAACGACAACACCCCCGCCTGCAGGGTTGATCCTTTATGGTCGGGCCGTGGAACCCGAGTCATGCGGACCGGCATCTGTTGTTCGAGTTCCTATCGCCTCAGATCAAGAGGAGGTCCTTCCGAGGTTAGGGGTGCGGCTGGCGCGGCTCCGGAGAGAAGTTTCCGGGAGGTAAGGGCACGACGGCCCCCGCTGCTCCCAGTGGCGGGGGTTGCCCCTTGTCCGGGCCGATTCCAGGGGCATGACTACTCCCTTCGGCGGCCAGGGCTCCTACCAGGCCACACTCCAGCCGCCTGGGGGCATGGGCGTCACCTCCCAGGGCTTTGGCCAGGAGGGCTATGTCCTGGACAACAGCGACGTCGGCCCGCTGCCCCAGCCGCCTGACGAGGCGCTGAACTTCGCCACTGGTGTCCCGTACTTCCTGCCGTTCAGCACCCCGTACCGGGATAGCTGGGAGGTGTTCCGGGACGACCCGGTCACCGTCAAGCAGCTGGTCTCCATGCGCCGGCGCGACGGCCAGGCCAGGGCCCTGTACCGGCTGCTGACCAAGCCCCTGCTGGCCGCGCTGAAGAACGCCGACGTGGTGCCCATCGACGGGGTCACGGGCGGGCTGGAGGAGGCCCAGTTCGCCAAGGACCTGCTCTTCGCCCCGGCGCCCATGGGCGGCATGACGCACAGCTTCACCCGGTTCATCAAGCAGATGCTGCTGGCCCTGTTCAACGGGTTCAGCGCCTGGGAGTGCGTGTACTGGGTGCCGAAGACCGGCCCCAACGCAGGCAAGATCACCCTGCGGAAGATCGACTGGCGGCCGAGCGAGACGCTGACCTTCCTGCTGGACGGCCAGGGCGAGTTCAACGGGTTCCGGCAGCGGACCTTCTTCCAGGGCCGGACCATCGACGTCAAGATCCCCCGGGAGACCGCGGTCTACTACGCCCACGAGGAGGCCGAGCGGCCCTTCTACGGCGTGAGCATGTTCGAGAGCGCCTTCTACCACTACGACAAGAAGGAGAAGCTCTACTACATCGCCCACCTGGCCGCCCAGCGCGCCGCGGTGGGCCTGCGGGTCGGCACCATGGTCCCCAACGCCCCGGCCGCGGACAAGAACAACTTCGTCACTGCGCTGTCCCAGCTCGGCCTGGCCCAGTACATCGTGCTGCCGACCGCGGACTGGACGGTGCAGACCCTCAACGAGGCCGCCGCCCGGTTCGACTTCCTGGGGCTCATCAACCACCACAACAGCCAGATGTCCAAGAGCGTGCTCGCGCAGTGGTTCGACACCGACCAGGGCGGCGGGTCCGGGGACTCCACCCTGGTGGACTTCGGCAAGCAGGACGACGTGACCTACATGATGATGCTGGAGGGCATCCTGGAGGAGATGGCCGAGGTCATCAACCACCACCTGATCCCCCGGTTCATCGACTGGAACTTCGGCACCGGGAAGTACCCGCAGTTCAAGTGGGGCACCCTGACCGCCGAGCAGAAGAGCGCGATCCAGGACACCTTCGACAAGCTCGCGGTGGCCGGCCAGAACGCCAACGTCACGCCGGAGTTCATGCTGAACCTGGAGGAGCGGTTCGCCGGGGACCTCGGGTTCGACATCGACTACGACAAGATCAAGGAGGACCGGGAGAAGCAGCAGGACCTTATGCAGAAGCAGGCCCAGGCTCAGATGAAGGCCGCGTCCGCGGCCGGCGGGGCCCCGGGCGGCGGGGGCATGCCACCCCAGGGCGGGCCGCCGGTCATGGCCGGCCAGAGCGCGGGCAACTCCGCGGGCGGGGGAGGGGCAGGCAGCTCGGCTGGCAAGTCCGCCGGGCGTAGCGGGCCGTCCTCCGGTAACAATGGGCCGAGTGGCGGCAACCCGAGCCAGGGTGGCAGCGGGGTCGGCGCCAACACCAAGGGCAACGGACTGGGAGGGTCATGAGCGAGGACCCGGAGGAGGCCCTGTTCGCGCTGGCCCAGGACCTGGTCCAGGAGATCGCCGCCGGGCAGGCGCTGGAGCTTATGGGCGGGCCCATCACGCCGCGCGCTGTGGTCACCTCCACCGACAAGCGGCACGGCGCCTGGGCGGTCCACCCCATGCTCGGCCACCACCTGCTGACCAGGTTCGCCGGGGACACCATCTCCGGCACCGCCCACCAGCATGTTCCCCGTCCGCTGGGGATGGAGGAGGCCGTGCCGCAGGGAGTGCTGACCGTCAAGCAGCTGGAGACCTCGCACCAGGCGGTCACCGGCATGGTCCAGGCCGCGGAGCGGGCGGCCGAGCAGGCGGCCAAGGCCAAGACGAAGAAGCCAGGGACCGTCAGCCACAAGAAGAAGGCCCCGGGCCACTGAGGACGTAGTACCTGGCATGAGCAACGCATCCCTGAACGCTGCGCTGCAGCGGCTCACCAAGTGGCGGACCTTCTTCGCCAGCTGGCAGCTGGGCACCAGGTCCGACACGGACGGCGAGACCAAGGCCGTCAAGCACCACCGGGAGGCTACGATCCTGCTCCGGGCGGAGGCGTCCGCGCTCGTCGGGCTGCTGGTCAGCAAGGGGGTCTTCACCGAGGAGGAGTTCAAGGCCGCGCTGGAGACCGAGGCGGGCCTGCTGGCCAGGGACTTCGAGCGTTCCTTCCCCGGGTTCCGCACCTCGGATACGGGCTTGCACATGGACATGCCTGCCGCCTACGCGACCATGCGCGCGCTGCACTTCCCGAAGTAGATGGCCGAGAGCAGGCTGGGGCAGCAGCTGTCCGCCGTGGTCCTGGGCGCCCTGGCGCCAGCGGCCCGGTACCTGGCCGCGGTGGCCGAGGACATGCCTGCCGAGAGCCTGACCCGGCTGCTGCACCGGCCCGACGTCACCGCCACCCTGCAGGACGTGCTGGACGAGGCCAGGGAGGCCGCAGCAGCCGCGGTACAGCAGGCCTGGGACGACACGGGGGCCCCGGGCCATCCGGCGCTCTCAGCGCTGCTGAGGGACGTGGACCGCCAGCTGTCCTCGGTCTCGCACCTGCGAGGTGAGATCCTGGCGGCGCACCGGGAGGGCACCGGGCCGTCCGCCGCGGTGCTCGGGTACGGCCGGAAGGCCGCGCTCCGGGCCCGGATGAGCCTGGCCACGGCCGAGAGCATGGGCCGGACCGAGGCCGCTATCGCTGACGCCGTGGTGAGCGAGGCCAGCGGCCAGCGGGTGCGCAAGCGGTGGCGGGCCCATGTGGAGAAGACCACCTGCTGCTTCTGGTGCCGCAAGCTGAACGGGGTGACCATCGGGCTGCACGAGAGCTTCGCCCCGCACCTGGGCGGGCCGGTGGAGCTGCCGCACCAGCGGGAGCGGAGGGTCGCCACGCCGGCCGGCGCGCGCCGGTTCCGCCAGGGCATCGGCACCCCGATAGTCGTCACCCACCCACCGCAGCCCTACCACGGGGACCTGCAGGGGCCAGGCCTGCACCCGTTCTGCCAGTGCTGGCTGGAAATCGTCAGGACCTCCCCGGCGCAGGCCCGCGAGGAGGACGAGGACCAGCCCCCGGCGCCCGCTGCCCCGGCCGGGTTCGTCTCCGCCGCGCACATCAGGGAGCTGCCTGAGGCCCGGTACCAGGCCCTGGTGTCGTTCGTCTCCGCCGCCACCCACGAGCTGGGCCAGGTGCTGAGGAGACTGGCTGGCCATGGGCACCCGTAGGTTCTTCGCCGATGGCCGCATCCCGCTGGCCCACGCTGTCGTCGCCCTGGTCAGGCACGCCCGGGAGAGCGAGGACGACTTCGACATAGGCCCGCTGCACCTGGGCACCATGGCCGAGAGCGGCCTGGTCATCTCCGGGCCCGACGCCGACTCCGCGGCCGAGGTGGTGGCCCGCATCCCCGGGCTGGCGGAGGACGCCCAGCCCGATTAGTCCAGCGTGGACGACTGGGTGGTGCGTGACGAGGTAGTGCTAGCGCGCGTCCGGTCCTACAAGCGCATGGAGAACGGCCGGCCGGAGACCGTGCGCGAGTACAGCACCATGCGCAAGCCGGGCGAGCCCCACCCGGTCAAGGACGCCGAGAGCGCGGCCGGGGTCAAGGGCTGGATTCCCGAGCCCAAGTGGCTGGAGGGCCAGGCCGAGTGGGTCACCAAGGGCGAGGCCGCCTGGAAGGCTGACGAGGCGGCCCGGGACGCCCGGCACACCGCGCAGGACAGTATCTCCCAGGGCGGCGGGGCCGGGAGCAGCGCGCACACCTACGAGATGCCCGACCCGGAGCGGCTGAGCGCCAAGCCCACCAAGAACTCTCCCGCCCACCCCCGGGACCACAAGTTCTTCCAGGAGAACCCGGTCAGCCCGGGCAACGTCATCGCCAGCTACGACCGCTCCACCGAGGAGGAGCGGCGGCAGGGGATGCGGTGGTACACGGACGGCCAGTACATCGCCTCGGCCATCGCCAACGGCGACACCGAGAAGGGCGCCGGGGTGCTGGCCGCCTACTCCCCGCAGACCGGCTGGCCGGCCAACATGCAGAACGCCGCGCGGGCGCTGGCCGAGAACCGTGCGCTCGGGCCGGGCGACGGCATGATTACCGGGACCATGCAGCGCAGCGCCCAGCGGCTGCTGGACGGCGAGCCCCAGGACGCGGTCCTCGTCTCCCCCAAGACCAAGGCCTTCGGCCGGCTGCTGGCCCACGGGGCGGACGCGCCGGACGACAAGTTCGGCAACGTGGTGGTGGACCGGCACGCCATGAGCGTGGCCATGGGCAAGAGGCTGACCAGGGCCATGGGCGACAAGGCCCCCATCGGCCGGGACAGGTACTACCAGCACGTCGCTGACCAGTACCGGGCTGCGGCGCTCGCGATCTCCAAGCGGGACGGCACCCAGGTCAGCCCGCACCAGCTGCAGGCCATCACCTGGCTGCGCCAGCAGGCCGAGAACACCGCCGAGGACGAGAACGAGCGCGGCGGCGCGGGCAAGGGCCGCACTGCCCTGATGCGGAACCAGTGGCAGAAGTGGGAGCAGTACGCCCGGGAGCACGGCATCGACACCGAGCTGGGCACCACCGCGGCGGCTCCGGTCCCGATCACCGAGGCGGAGGCCCGGGGCAACAGCCGGGGGGTCAGCTCCGCGGAGTTCCACACCATCGCGGCGGACGGCCGGCACCTGCTCAACAACTTCGAGGCCCAGCGCACCCCGGCTACCGCGCTCATCGACAACCTGGCCAACATCAAGGAGAGCGCCTACCAGGCTGTCCAGCAGCCCTGGGGCGGCATGACCATCGACACCCACACCGGCCAGGCCATCGACCCGCACGCGGACAAGTTCGCGCTGAGCGTCAAGCCCCCGGGCGCCACCTCCATGAGCGTGCCGGACAGCGCCTCGGAGGCTGACTTCAGCAAGGCCGTGGACGCCGCGGTGAAGCGGTTCGCCGCGCTGCTGGAGCAGGGCAACTACCATCTGGGGATCTTCCACGACGACGCCCACGGCCGAATCGACATTGACCCCGTAGTAGTGGTGGACACGCAGGAGCAGGCCGAGGCCATCGGCGCCTACACGCACAACATCGGGGGCGCGTACAGGTTCTCCGATGGCAACGGCTACTTCCCGCCCCACATCACCGGGAGCAGTTAGTGGCTGAGCACTTCAGGGGACCTGGCGAGTGGCGCTCGCAGGCCGAGGGCGCCCAGCTGCCCGAGAACCCGTTCGCCAGCCTGCACGAGCACTACCGCAGGCTGACTGACAAGGGCGAGCACGCCGCGGCCAGCCATGTCCGCGAGGCCCAGGAGCTGATGCGGTCCGGGGAGACCGACGCCGCCGCCGAGTCGCTGCACCAGGCCGCGGCCAAGACCTCGCCGTCCAGCGCCGCGCACGCGGAGGGCCTGCGCCTGCTGGCCGAGGAGCTGGAGCCGGAGGGCTAGAGCCCCGCTGTCCGATTGCCCACTACATGGGCACCGACCGTTACATCGTCCCCGCGCCGGACGACACCACGTTCTCGCCGGTCACGGACGTGCCGGCCGCGCTGTCCCGCACCCGGCAGGTGCAGGGCACTCTCTACGAGAAGCACATCCTGAACAAGGGCGTGCTGCTGCACCCCGTCACGGGCGCCAAGATCAACGTAGACGACGCCTTCGTGGAGAGCCTCAAGAGCAACTTCGCCAGCGGCGTCTGCCCCATCGTCCAGGTCCCGCTGGCCAACGACAAGAACGAGCACGTCGAGAACCCCGGGGCCAACATCGGTGAGGTCGTGGGCATCTCCGAGCGCGGCGGGAAGGTCTACTCCCTGATCGACGCCCGGGACGCGGTCGCCGCTTCCAAGCTCGGCAAGACCATGCTCGGGGCCAGCGCGTTCCTGCACATGAACTACACCGACACCAAGACCGGCAAGAAGGTCGGGCCCACCCTCCTGCACGTCGCCGTGACCAACCGGCCCTATGTCACCGACCTGGACGACTACCAGGAGGTGCTGGCCGCCACGGCCGATAACACGGGGGAAGTCGTAGTCCTCACAGCGCCCAAGGAGCCCGCGGTGCCGAAGACCAAGGAAGAGCTGATTGCCGAGCTGCGCGACAGCCACGGCATCGACGTCGAGGCGCTCCAGGCCAGTGCCGCACAGGACACCCAGGGCCCGGACACCGCCGCCCTGAGCGCTGCCATCGTGGACGCGCTGAAGGCCTCGGGCACCGTCCAGCTGACGGACCCGGGCGACGGC